CTCTCTATTAATGGATAGATATTTGTAATGTATTTTATTTGATTTGTTTTTTGTCTTTGTAATTCATCCCATGATATTCCCATAAGCATTTCAACATGAGTATCTTTTGCAACTCTTTCACCCTTGTTATAACCTAACAATTCTCTTACTTTTTGTTGTAAGGGTTTTATTTTATAGTCACCTGTACATTGCCTTCGCAACATACTTTTTCTATCAGTTTTAATATTCTTTGAAAAAAAAGGTGCTGTAAATGCTTTGTATTTACCTTGACTAGCACTAATAATATCTTCTCTAAGGTTTCTCCATTGCACTTTGTAAACAGGATAAGATAATTGTTTTTCTAACCAATCAAGATGTTCATAAACTAATTTAGGTTCTGCACCTACATCCGAAAATATAGCACAATCAACCATAGGAACTTCACCCTTTTCAATCATTAAAGCTAATGTTGTTGATTGAACTCCAGCACCAAGTGACAATACTCTAAGATGCTTCTTCTTTGCCATAATCCTTAATCAATGTTCCATCCTTTTGATAAACCCAATCAACAAAACCAAAATTTTCTTTGGATCTAAAAAAAAGAAGATTATCTTTTTCTTCAATAAAGTTAGCTTCAATACTGTGTTTCTTTTTAAAGTTATCTAAATTAAACACATCTTCATCGTTATATCTTTCTTGTGATAACCAAGTGCTAAAGTGTGGAATAAATATTTGATTTTCTGTATTACGACAAAGTTCATTATATTTATCAATTATTGACTCCTCATTAATAACCTCAGGAATGTTTTTATATTTTTCGAGAGCCTTCTTCTTGCTACCTCGCTTCACCATCAACGCATCCCATATATTATTAAAAGATACAGATACAGAATCAGATACAGATACTTTGCTAGAGGTTTGCTTCGCTTTTGCTAGACCACCTTTACGACCAGCTTCAGCTCTATGATTTATTTTTTCAACAGTTCTTTTATAATCTTCTAATTGTCTTTGATTATGCCACTTATTATCAATTAATTTAAATTTTTCTGTTAATACTGTATTAATATCTGTCTTTAAAGAATGAACCATATCTGGATCGTTACTATAAACATTTACTATAGTGCAAAGTTGTTCAAAATTATTTGGCAGTCCTTGACCATTACGAACACCAGCATGGCACATTAGAGTTATGTAAATGCCTTTTTGTTGGTGAGTAAAATGTGCTGTTCCTGTTAAAAAATCTTGATAATAAAAATCGAAGTAAGGAAGTTTTATTTTTTCAGTCATCAAGCCACCCTTCTTTTCTTAAAATTTTTATATCTCTTGCTGATCCTGGGGTAAAATCTATATATAGTTTTCTTTTTAAATCTTTTAGATATCTCTGCAAATTGGAGCTGCTTTTGATATCGCAAGAATGCTGTATCTCTGTATAACTTGGCGATAATTTTTCTTTGATCTGGTAATGGTGAATAAAATTGAGAATTTTTTTCTCTAATTTTTTTAATTGTATTCTCGAACCTAATGATTCTCGACAATCTTGGCAAAGGATCTCTAAAACCATTGCTTCTTAATAGCTTTTGCCATATATGAGCCTGATAATTTGGCCATGTTATTTTGCACTCCCTACAAATACCTCTGAGACGATAAAATTCGTCTAATATAATTAATAAATATTTTAAATCTGATTTCAACAAATTATATAATTAATGACATATCATATTTAATTTGACATTTAATAAATATTTTATTAGTTTGCCTTAAATGGTTAATTTTTGCATTAAATTGATGAAAATGGAGGTTTTTAGTCTATGATATCATGTATGAATGACTCTTTAGTATTTCACTTAAATAAAGCTAATTTACATAAGATTAGAGATATTATGGAAGTAATGCCTCGAAACAAGCATGGTAAGTTTTTAATAGATCAATCTACAGTAGGATTACACTTAACTGGTGCTAGAAGAATTAACATAGAACAATGCTATATTTACGCAAAAATACTAAAAATTCACCCATGGAGGGTTTTAGATGATTATGTCTGTAGATATCCTGTTGTAGGTAATTTTGATATTAAAACAGGAAAAATAGAATCTAGAGGAAAATTTCAAAACGATTATTTAGTCTGCTCTAATGATTTAGAATATGAAAAAAATACATTAGTCATAATGTCAAAATCATCCAAAATTGCTTATTTATACAATGAAAATATATTTCTTTTAGAAGAAAATTTAAACACAGAAGAACCACAAAGGTGCTTTTTAGAAACTGAAAAGGGTGAATTTATGGTCTTTGTTAATGATATTGATTTTAAAAAACAAACTGTTGAATATATTTTATCAAATGAGTCAGGAATAACTGATACAAAAAAAATGAAATATAATTCAATAAGACCAATCAATGAAATTATTTATATGAATACTGTTTCTAAAGTTACTGCATTAATTGAGCATGCTTTTGATAAACCTAAAGAATATTATTAATTGTCAGAAATAATATAATTTGTCAGAAATTACTTGATTTGTAATTAAATTGATTTATTTTGTCAATTATGGCAAATATTCGATTTTTTCTCATTGAACATTTATTACGATCCCCACTCGTAAATATATTTTGTTTTATTGGGTATTTGCCATTTTTGAAACATGGCACATACAGTTTATAAAATAGATAATAAAAAGATTCCTTCTGTTACGACTATTCTTGGTCGCTTTAAAAACTCACAAGGTTTAATTATTTGGGCAAATAAAATTGGACTAGAGGGTAAAAAATATCACGATGAAATAGGTAAAGCTGCTGATGTTGGTACATCACTACATGAGTTAGCAGAGATGCACATTCTTAATCAATATTATGAATTGCCTGAAGATGAAACTGTAAAAAATTGCTTTAATAAATTTTTAGCTTGGTGGGAAGAATTTTCAAATGAGTGATTTTGAAATTATTTTTTCTGAAAAAAAATTAATAAATAAAGAATTTAATTATGGTGGTACAGCAGACCTATTAGTAAAAAAAAATGATGAATATATTTTAGTCGATCTAAAAAGTTCATCTAGCATTTATTCTGATTACCTCGTTCAGCTTTCAGCCTATCGGCATTCTATAGAAACTGAAATGAATATAAAAATTAATAAGGCAATAGTCGCAAGATTTCCTAAAAAGGGTGATGACTTTGAAATTAAAGAATTTGGTAAACAACAATTAGATCAGGCTTTTGAATATTTTAAATTAATTAGAACAGCTTTCGATCAAGATAAAGAACTTAACAAAACTGTAAGGAGTAAAAAATGAATGAAATAGAACAATGTCCTAAGACTATTGCTACTGCTATTCATGGCATCATGTCGGACATAAAAACACTACAAAAGGATAGCGATAATAAATTTCAAAATTATAGCTATGTTGATGTAGATAGCTTTTTAAAAGCAATTAATCCTTTATGTGCAAAGCATGGATTAAGCATTTTTATGAATGAGAAAGATTGCCAAGTAGTTGGTGATGTAAAAAAATGGATACATATCTTGTATGAATTTATTTTAGTTCATAAAGATGGTGACACTTGGCAACAACCAATACAAAAAAATATGTTTGTGCAAATGACTGGTGGCCAATCATTAGGTGCTAGTCAATCATATTCATTAAAGCAATTTATGAGGCAGCTATTTCTTATACCAACTGGCGATAAGGATGATTTAGACGGACATGATCAAAACTTTAATAAAAGAGGTGATAAAAAATGAATGATGAAAAAGAATTTATTGATGGTTTTTTTGCTAAAGAACCAAAAAGAGATTTTATTAAATGCTCTATATCAATAAAGAAAGCTGATTTTACTAATTGGTACAAGAAGCAACTACAAAACAAAGAAGATGACTGGATTAATATTGATGTCAAAGAAGGTAAATCTGGAAAATGGTATGCACAAGTAAATACCTGGAAACCAGAAAAACCGACTGAGTCTAAAAACGATAGTGAGCTAAAATCTCTAGGTGACTCAATCCCTGATGACATACCATTCTAGGAGGTAATTATGAAAGATGAAAAAATAGATATCTCACATATTGAGAAACATTTGTTTGATAAGAATAAACATGGTTGGGATAGAAAAGATTATCCTTTAGTAAAAACAAAAGATTTAAAGGTGACAAGAAATACAAATGCAAGAACACATAAAAGTGTATCGAACATTCTACAACTTAAAAGACACAAGTGAGTTTTTTTGTGTTGTATGTGGCACACAAGCTGATGATGTTCATCATATCGATCCAAAAAAAATGGGAGGTTCTAAATTGAAAAACCATATTGAAAATTTATCAGCCTTATGCAGAAAGCACCATCAACTCTGCCATGAAGATTCTAAGTTTAACGCAAAGGTTAAATGCATTGTGTTAGACATGGTAAAGGAGGTAATACAGGCACATGGAAAGTTTTGATCCTAATAAAATTGCTGATGCAAAAATGACTGCCATCAAAGAGTACAGGGCAGCTAAAAGACATAGAGATAGAACAGAAAGATTATTAGATCATCAACTCGATCAAACTTTTATTCAATTAAAATTTAATGAACTAAAAATGTCTATTGAAGATCGAAAGGCTAGAGCTAGAACTGCTGAGTCTGTGGTTTCATTAAGAGAAGATTTAGAAAAGGCTCAAGAAGATATGGATAATAAATATGCAGAACTTGAGAGAGTTCAAACAAAAATTGAATTTATGTTAGATGCGAATGCAACCAATAGACAAGAGATGAGACTTGGATCTTTAGTAACATGAAATATCCAACAAGAAGAATTGGTCGATTATGGCAAGGCAAAGCCTCTATAAAAGATTATGAAATAGAAAAAGCCATTGAAAAAGGTGGCATGATTTTAAAGAGATTAGATAACAATGAGCAGATGTTCTTAGATGTCGATCAACTAAAATCAGCTTTATTAACAAAAACATCAAGGAGTTTTCCACCTAGATTTAAAGGTGAGTCTGAGTTTAGGCTCTGCAATATCTTCTGGAAATCACCAGAAAATACAAACCAGGAGAAATTATTATGAAAAATCAAATAGAAGAACTATACACAATGAAAGAAATATACCCTGTATTTAAATTAAAAAATGAAAGGAGTTTAAAAAGGTTAATAAATAAGTTAAAATTAAAACATCCAAAAGCTAAGTGTTTGAATCGTAAAATAGGCAGTAGAAATATGATGACTGCTGATGATGTTGAGGAGATGAAAACACTATGCTTAAACTTATAAAACTTAAAACCAAATACTATCAAATAACAGGCACTTATTACATTAATGAAAAGCCTTATTATATACGCAATAAATCGACAAAGTGTATTAAGAAGAATGAAGCTGAAATCTTTTTATCTAATTTTTTAGATAATATTAAGATCAATAACAGTCAAAGAATGACTGTAAAAAGAGCTATTGATATCTTTATTGAAAAGAAAAAACCTACGAAAAACTATCTACGATATTACAGACACTTACAAAATCTTAGTGAACAAATAAATCTTATTTATTTAGATGATTTAACAGGGGATTATGTCGATAAGATGATATTGAAAAGATATCCTAAAGACACCGAGATTGGTGATAGAATAAGAAAATATAAACAAAATTTTAATGAAATAGAGATAGAAGAAAGAAAGAAACTATCTAGCCATCATAACACCATTAACACTACATTGATTGGAATAGTTCAATCATTAATAAGGTTCGCCAATAGTGAGAATAGAAATTGGTGCTCTAATTTTAATTTATCAAAGCTGCCACTAATTAGTGATGACCTAAGAGATAGATTTTTTTGGAACATAAATGAAGTGAAAGAGTGTATGGGCCATAACGACTATGAGATAAAGTTCTTATTAATATTTTTATTTAGAACTGGTTGCAGAATACAAGAGGGATTGTCGTTACATTGGAATGACCGAGATCATTATGGTAATCCTGTCATCGATATGGAAAACAAGGTATTAAGAATTTTCCAAAATAAATCAAAAGGATATAAAGTAATCCCCATACATGAAAATCATAATGAACCTGGACTATCTCTTTGGCATTGGCTCAATAAAATAAATAACAGGGATGGTTCTTTATTCTTTTGGAAGAATTTACAAGATAAGAAAAATGATAAGAATTTAGGTCTTGGCAAAAGGTGGAATAAAATGTTGGAATTTGCAAATATAGATCCTAGAAAGAAAAGACATGCAGTAAGACATGGTTTCGCCTCAATGATTGGTAATAATGGTGGTAGTGATAATGATATAAAGGCTTTAGGTGGTTGGAAAACTACACCTATGGTTGGTAATTATAATCATAAACAAATGAATCGTAAGAGAGAGGTTCTTAATAAGTTATAAAATTATCGAGTATTTTTCGAGTAATATAAAAAAAAACATTGAAAACATTGGCCAAAATATTAGTTGCACACTATTACCAAAAATGGTACTCCTGTCAATAATGCGAAATATCAAACACTTATTAGCATTTTGGATCAACGAATTGCCAACTATGTCAATAAAATGCAAGAATAAATCGAGTATTTTTCGAGTAGTTGGTAGTTCCTTTTTAGGGAGAGACTATGAAATATTGGCAGTTCAAATATAAAGAAAAGAAACAACTAATATTAACTCAAAAAGATTATGACCAAATTAAACATAAGGGAGTCTTAATTTTTACTTCTGTAAAGCCTTGGAAGGTTAAAGATAAAGAGGTTGCTTAATGTTTACTTGTGTCATTGAAGATAGTCCTGAGTTTAGCAAAAAACTTATTCAAAGTTATAAACCTAGGAAAAGGCTCAATATCTGGATTTTAAAACAGATGAGTCCATTATTTTTTCCATTTATTTAACCATACAAGGGGTGTTTAGCGACACCCCTTTATGATTTATCATCTAAAAAAACAATCTTTTTATCTTTTTGCAAAGGTTTTGACATTAGTTGGTTTACCACCTACACCTTGAGCCTTTGATCTCTTTCTTCTTACAGCAGATTTTATTTGTGATTTAGTCATTCTTGCTGCTTTTGATGCTGGAACACACTTAGGGTACTTTCGTTTTGCATCTTTCTTTTGTTTAGTTCTACCACACTTGGCATAACCACCACCTTTTTTTGGTGAACCTATATCTACCCAATTTTGCTTAAACCACTTTGTAAGTCCACCACTAGCTCTACTCATGCTTTTTTGGTTGTATAACCCCCACCTCTTTTTTTGTAAGTTCTAACTAACCAACTGTTTGCATATGCACTAGGGTACACCTTGAATTTCCGCTTAGCTTCTGCTTTTACTCTTGCATATAAAGCCTTATTAGTGGGTACATTCTTAGTTGCCATGATTAACCTTTATGTTTTGTTTGCAGTGTAAACTTAGCCATCTTTACTGCTCCTTTATGAGGTTTGTAATCACCCTTCATAAGTTTGTATGAAGAACCTGATTTCATCCAATGGAAACCTCTAGGTGCTTTGATTGATTTAGTTGCCATTACTTTTTCTTCTTTCTTTTCTTTAATTTTTTAAAGTCTGCTCCTGTGATTTTGTCTCTAGGTGCAGCAGTTCTAGCTAGTTTTTTTTGTTTTGGTGAGTATTTTGAAAAAGGCATTAGTAACTCATCTTTTTAGTTTTTTTTGCTTTAGTCTTTTTCTTCTTTTTAGGTTTCATTGCCTTCATTTTCTTTCCATATCCGTATGCCATATTAGTTTCCTTTCTTTACCACTTTGTTTTATTGGCCCAATAAGCAGCAGACATTTTTCCTTTTGCAATATTCTTTGAATGTCTAGCCTTAAAGGACTTTCTTCTTGCTTTATCTTTTGCTGACTTTGGATTTTTGCCAGCTCCAGAAACTCCTTGTTGTCCGAAACGAATTGTCTTTATTTCATCTCCACTCTTTGCAACAACTACATGAGATTTAGTGGGATGACCTGGGGTTCTCTTAGGTTTGTTAAAACCACTCACACCAGCTCTTTTAAGTCTTGGATCTTTGCTCACTTTTTAAGTAAACCTTTGATTCCTGGTGCAACTCTAACACCTAGACTGACAGAACAGGCTAAATATAATAGATGGGTGTAATACTCTGGTAAAGTCTCAAGAACCTCGAAGCCCTCTTTTATGTGTGGTCGTAATGGCCCAATAAATACACAGATTGCTGGTATCATTAAGGCTAATAAAACAAATTCGTCTTTCCAGCTCCCTTTCATTTGATCTACTGCACTTTGTTCCCATTTAATTTTTCCAGTAGCAATGTCCTCTAATCTTTTCTTTTCAGCTTTTATTTCTGCTATTTTTGTTTCGCTTTTAATTTTTTTTGTTTCAACAAAACCTTTTACTGCATCACCAGCTACACCTATCAAGGGTTTTAATAACATCGTCCACATATCAAGCCTCCTCTATTAGTTTGACCATTGGTTCATATCTTGAGGTAAGAGTTCTATAGAGCTTTGAATTTTTTAACTCTGCTGCCATTGTCTTCCACTGACCATCTTGCATTGCTTGACGCATATTGACAAATTGAAATAATTTAGGCTCACCAATATTGTAGGCAATCTCTATAACACACTCTTTAATAACTTCTGGTACTTCACAATCACCGATATATCTTTCTGCTGCATGAAGATAGACAAGAAAGTCTTTTTCAAACTGTTGTTCTAATACTTCTTTTGAATATTCAACTCCAGGTTCGTAAGGATCACCATCTACACACTTATGACCATAGCCAATAGTCATAAAATCTTCTTTAATGGTTTCACCATTAGCTCCTCGGTACTCTAAGAAGTACCCAGTTCCAGAATATCCTTCACTTTTCTTGATCTTTGATTTTACTTCTTCATACATTTTTTATTTACTCCAAATGTTGTTTAAAATATTAAGTCTCTTAATAAGATTATTAGGTTTGCAAACACTGCAAAACCTACAGACCAAAGCACTCTGTCTATTCTAGTAACCTTTGCTTCAAGGTGCTTTAAGTGATTGTCACGCAGCACTGTTATATCTTTCTTAACTAGTGCTATTTCTTTATCTAATTTTATTATTAGATCCTTCTCTTTTTGTGTAGCCATTATTTAATTACTGCCATGTTGTTTAGTGGGTTTTCTAATGCTTTCTTAATCTGTAAATCTAGTTCTTCTTCCATAAGTTTTAGTTCTTCAAATATTTCCCTGGTGTCTGCCTTTTGTTTATCTTCCACTGAGTCAACAATGCCTGTGATATGTCTGACATCTTGCTGAATATCACGGATCGAAGTTTTAAGGTCTGTCTTTTGATCGTTTACAACAGAAGCAATTAAAGCAACTTCTTGTAAAATTAATTCTACTTCACCTTTGATCGACTCAACTTGCTTTGAAAGTATTTTATTCTGTGCTTCCATCTCAGCTTTTGTTAGATCAATTCGTTTATCAAACCCTGAGAGGTCAGGCGAGGTATAAGCCTCAATGGCAGCGGACATATCTTGAAATTTTTTCCAAAACTCAAAGCCTGCATATAATCCACCACCTAGTGTCGATAATGCAACCAATAATCCAAAGATTTTTCCACCTTTGAAAGTGAGTCCGCCAAAAGATGCTTCCATATTAATATTGTGAGTTGACTAAAGTATTCATCATGCTGTTTTGTGCTGCATCAAACAAACCAGAGTAAGGATCAGGTATCATTTCTTGTAATGGAAGTGATTGATCTTGAAATACAATAGGCTCTACAAGCTCCTGAGTTAAATATTCGCTAAACCCTTGAGTATCAGTCAAGACAATCATCAAAGCCATTGTCTGTGCTTGACTGCTAGGATCAGACTTATTTTTATTTTCATTCATAATTTTTTTTACGATTTTTTGTTTTACTTCTTGTTTCTTTTCTACAGTTAAAGTTTCTCTAGGTTCTTCTTCTTGCTCTTGATCTTCTTGTTCTGGCTCTGGTTCTTCTTCTGTAGTTTCTTCTGGTTCTGTTGTTTCAACATCATCAGTATTGGGTTCTGGCTCAGTAGGTTCATCTGTTGACTCTTGGATTGTTTCTTCAATCGCAGCTTCCATCTCTTGCTCTATTTCCATTTCAATCTCCATCTCGATTTCCATTTCAATATTCATCTCAGTTGGCGAGGCATCAACAACTTCAACAACCTCGATGATTTCGATTTGTTCAATGGTTTCTAACTCAAGTTCTGGTAACTCTATGTCTGTGCTTAAATCTATTTCAAGCTCAATTGGAGCTTCTACTAATTCTGGTAAATCTATTTCTATCTCAATAATATCTGGTAATTCTTCAATTATTGCGTTGTCAACAACATCATCAATGATGTCAATTATCTCATCTATTAAAACGACAGTTGTATAGTGAACATCCAAGTATGGATCTGATAAAATTGCTCCGAAGTAATTATTTGTGAACCCAGCATCAACTCCGTAAATTGAAACTTGAGTAAGGATATCTGAGTAATCATTTTCCCCTATTGTTTGTGAATACTCGTAATCTCTAAGACCAGTAAAATCTAATTCTATGTAGTGATTAAAAGTATTGATTATCTGGCCACCAGGCTCAGACAATGTAAGTGTGTAATCTATTATATCTCTGCAATCTCCATTTGTTTGACTGCATGTTGGAAGATTACTATTACTTTGATGACTCTCTGCTGTAAAACCGTAGTCTAATTCAAACCCCTGGTTGAGTTCTAAAATAGACAAACCACCATCATCAATTAAACTTAGTTGATCTGATGTAATTGTACCTCCGCCATCGATAGCACCTCTAGTATTTGCATGACCAAAACAAACTTCTCCAGGTAACAACGCACCTGAATACGAACATGTACTTGAACTAACTAAACCTGATTGAGTCCAGGTATCAGCTTCGTCTAATAAATTGTCGGTGTTTAATTCTTCAGCGTTAGAGTATGAGCAACATAGAAAGAGCCATAAGAGCAAAATTTTTAAGACCTTCATTGTCTATTGCTTCGGTTTCTTTTGGTGGTGTAATTTTTGTTTTCTTCCATTCTTCATAATCTGGCCGTTCTTGAGGATTTGCATCCCAGTAATCTTGTGCTTCTTGACCAATCAAACCATTACCAGCAGGGCATGGTGACCCTGATCTCTGCATTGCTTTATAGACAATCGGATCAGTACATAAGACATTTACAGCTGCTATCTTCATACCAAACTGATAAAGCAACTTTGCATATTTTCTTTTGGAACAATCAACATCCTCAAAGGTTTTTGCTGTAGCTATACCAAACACTTGGCTTTGTATACCGATGCTTGCTGGTATCGCACAAGAGTCACTCTGCATTACACTAAATGGTGGAGCAGAGGCCGTAGCGGGTGCTTTGTCAATAGTCGTAACGGTGCCGCTGACAGTATTTGAAGTGACTGTGTTTGTATTAGCAGATGCTATACCTGATAACAAAAAAAATACTAATACTAAATATTTCATTAACCCTTTGGATATTTATCTTTAACTGGCTGTATCATTTCGCTTTTCCATTTTTCAATACCATCATGGTAGATTTTATCTAATTGGTCAGCAATAGATGGATATTCAGCAACTCTTTTTCTCTGATACTCATTGTTGTCGTATGCAGTTTGTAACTCAGCTTTCTTTGCTGATACTTGACTCCATGTAAAATCCTGTGTGTCTTTGTAAATGGCATTATCATTCTCATCAGCACCAGAGATATACTTTACATCAGCTTCATACTCAGCTTCGTTGCTGGGTTCACCATTGACTACTACTTGAGCATTTGCATCAAGAGCTTTGATTGCACTTATTACATCTGTCATTGTTTTTCTCCTTTAAATTTCATTATGCTAGTATCTCCATAGCTGTTAGTGTTGAAATACAATTCCAATCAGTATTTGCTCGTCTATTAATGTAGAAATTATTTCCGTCTGCGTGTCCTTGTACTTTATATGTAATTTGTGATGTTGTTGAAGGAGTGTCCAAAAAACTCATACTTGTTCCTTCACCTCTACTAGCATTCATTGTTGCTGCTGTAGTACTAAGAACACTATAAGAACCATTAGTGCCTATTCCTATAGCAGTTGAATCTCGTAAAAGTTTATAAAATACATTAGTTGCTGTTCCAGTAGCATGTACAATTTCATAAGAAACTAAAATTTTACTAGAAGTACTACTTGGGGTTATATTTAATGATAAATTGGTATCTGTAAATGATCCTGATGTTGTTGAAAAAACACCAGTATCTACAGATTGAACTACTTGACCAATCTTACCTGTATCAATACCACTAGGTAAAGCACTAACAGCAGAGATTGATTGATTGTTTAATTTAATAAGTGCCATTTTTACTCCGTTGGTTTCTCTGGGAACACAACAGCGTTTACTTGTTCCACTGTAGTTAATCCATTAGTAATATCTCTTAAAGACTGTCTATATGTTGTCATAGCTTCAGACATGGTTACATCTGAGTTAGCAGTCCAATCTGTTTCTAGTAAAAGTAAGTTTCTTTTTCTTCTAAGTTTAGCTATAGCTTCTTCAAATGTTTCTGTTGGTACAACAAAACTATCACCTTGCTGTATCATTCCACATACGACACTATCTGCTACTTCTACAAATCCATTTTCTTGATAAGGTTGTTTTTGTATTACAATATTATTTTCAATTTTTACCCAAGCCATTATGCTACCTTCCATATATGCACATCTGTATAAATTTCTGTTAATCCGTCACCAGTGTCGTGACCTAACGATGAATGTGTTGATGTTCCAACATACTGCTCTATTGTAAAAGCCTTTGATGATGAAATTGTAAATCTTCCACTTACAAAATATCTAGGTGTTACAGCAATAGTTCCAGAAACTTCTCCATTCAGACCGATTACTGCATTGCTACTATCAGATACATTTCTCAATCTTAATCTAGTATTACCACTTGCGTAAGCTGGTGCTGAAGCTTGAATATAAAATGTTCCACTAGGTAATGTAATTTGATTTGATGACAAACTTGCACCTGTAATCTCATTGGTAACTACAGTGTTTAATGTTCTTGTTTGATAACCAGACACATCTGTACCACCATCTGTACCAGCAGATTTTTGGTCTTGAACATGAAGCAAAGCACTTTCAAAAGCACCAGCACCACCACTTGCTTTAATAAGTGAGTAATCAATTCTTTTTAATGTTCCAGCATCAGATACTAAAAACTCATCTGTGTCTGCTGGTTCACTTGTTAATTCAGTTGCACCAGAAATTAAATCATCATTAACTTTAGCGTTAGTTACTGCATTATCAGAAATCTTAGCTGTAGTTACATTAGCATCAGTAATCTTAGCTGTAGTAACAGCAGTATCAGCAAGTTGAGTAGTTCCTACTGATCCACTACCTACTGTCGTTAAGGTGATTGCTCTTTCTGCAAGAATAAAATCTATAGAATCTGAAGAAGTTAATGCTGAGTCAAACACAATCGTGCTACCTGATACTGTGTAGCTTGACTGAGGTTTCTGGATCACACCATTTAAACTAACTGTTAAACTTTCTGCACTACTAGGTACATACGCAACACTATTTAATAATAGGTTATATGTAGCTGTAGCACTTGCAGTAATATTATCTAAGACTACTCTGTCTGATAAGTTTGATATATCTCTACCTATGTATGCCATTAATATTGTAAACTAACCCCCCTAATTCTTGCTTCTTTGCTACCACTGCTTTGATTAGCAAAGAGGATTTTATATTTTAATGATGTACCAGCAGTAACACTTACATCATTTGCCTTTGCCATTTTAATTCCTGTAGAAAAATCTGGTAAGGCTTCTAAAGTAGCAGTGGTAAAGTTAGAACCACCATCTGCTGATAGCTGTAAAATAATATCTGTGTTTAATGCGTTAGTGCCTTGATTGTCTTGATAAGTAATAATTCCACCCATTGATGACACAGAACTTGGTGCCGTAATTGTTGTGCCTGTAAAATTTCCTGAAGCATTATAAGTAAAACTTTTTACTTTAAATTGAATCTCTTGTTGCCATTTGTCTACTGTTCCTCTAGAACTTTCTGCTTTTATTCTGATGTAACGGTGTGCGGCATCAGTGTTATTTACAATTAAAACTTCTGTCGTTCCGTTTCCTGTAGATGGACCCCAAGTAAATTCGTTAGCACTTATCGCATTACCACTTGTATCAGTTATGGTAGCTTTATTACTATTGAAATCATCATTATTACCTGTATTAGAGAGTTGAACACTAAAGTTACCTGCAGAGACTCCTGATGCTGTATCTTCAATTATTTTAACACCTGTATAAATTTTTGAATTACCAGAACCTAAATCAAATATACAATTACCACCCATATTTTCTGCATCACTAAATTTCCAAGCAGTTGATGAGTTAGTGCCTATTGAACCATCAATCCATTTGTTTATGTTGTGTCCACTTTGTAGTGACCTACTAAAAGTATTGGTAACAGTATATATGGAAGTTCTATCTCCTGTTTCATAAGCGTTAGAACTTGTTTCAGTACCAACATATTCTGCTGTATTTCTTTCAGCTTGAGAAGTAGTATCTATTCCTGTACCGTCTTGAAATACATCTACAGAGCTAGAGTTAGAGTTATAAGCAACTCTGTTTTCATTACTGGCTTCTCTTAATGCTAAACTAGATATATCATTTATTATTTTACTAGAATTAAAAGGTGTAGCAAATCCACTGTTGGGTATTTTAGTTATAGCCATTATATTCCGAAAGCCTCCTTAATTTCATCTACTGTTAATCCTAAGTCTTGGAGTTTTTGTTTAGCAGATGCTTTTTTGTTTTCTTTAGATGTAGCTTCTTGGATAGCTTGTTGCTTTTGTGTTTTGACTTCATCACTATCATCAAATGTTCCATCAGATTGTTTGACCATATCTGCAAAGACAGTATCAGCTACTTCTTCCCAACCTTCTACTTGCTGATAAGAAATCATTTTAACTATATTATTTTCTATTAATGCGTATTTCATTTTAAGATACCTTCCATATTTGAACATCTGTATAAACCTCTGTGGTTACACCGACTTGTCTTCCAAGACCATCGTTAGATTGTGCACCAGATGATTTCATTCTTATTTCAAAAACTTTTTGTGCTGAAATTGTAAATCTACCAAAAATAATTGGAAAAAAGTTATTACAATTACCAATTACTTGATTACTTGAATCAGTAACATTGTATAAATACATTTGAACATCGCCTCCAGCAAAAGTCGCTGTTGAGGCAGATATGTAAAAAGTGCCACTGGGTAAGGTAATTTGATTAGATGATAAACTTGCTCCTGTAATTTCGTTTGTTTTAACAGTATTTAAATCTCTTGTATTAATACCATTGATAGAAGTTCCACCATTAGTTCCACTTGATTTTTCATCTCTAACATGAAGTAATTGACTTTCAAAAATACCACCAGCACTAGCAAAACTTAAATTGCCTGATCCATCTGTTTTAAGAAAATTATCAGCAACAATAGAGTTCGGAAATGTAAGTGTGTATGTTGCTCCAGCACTATGAGGTGGTGACTTTAATTTAATACCATGCGAATTGACATGGCAGTTAAGTTGTATAGATCCGTCAATACTAGATCCATCACCCTTAGATATAACACCTGATCCTGAACTATCTGATATAAAATTTACTTTATCTTTTGTTACTGAACCAGCTTCTATACCTACAGTTCCTATAGCTCTGCCAAGAAAAACACAATACATGGTGTCTGTAGAAGCAGTTGCTTCAGATATTGTTAGTGCTGTGCCTGATACTGTGTAAGCAGAGTTTGGATCTTGTCTAACATTGTTGATAAACAAAGCAATATCTTGAGGATCAGATACACTATGATCTAGAGTATAAGATGTTGTAGCA